GGGAGCCTACCTCTACAAGACCAAGCCGTCCGAGGTCGCCATCGCCCTGGTTCGCCAGGGGATCGGGGAACTGGTCGAGATGCCCATCGCCCTCTATCGCTACGCCTACAAGCCCTACCACGGCTGGGGTCGTGAGAACGCCCGGATGCACTTCCAATCCGGAGCCCAGGCTTGCGAGAACGCCTACCAGGGCAAGGAAGTTCCGGCCCTGGGGATCTGCGGGGTGAGCGACGAGGGTCGGATCTCCAGCGAGGTCAAGCGGCCCTTCCAGACCAAGGGCCAGCCCTGCATCATGGACGACTACGTCACCTACCGCCAGGAACTGGAGATCGTCGCCTGGGTGAAGCTGCCCAAGGGGATCTCCCTGGAGCCTGGGAAGGCGGTGGTGGCATGACCAGCCGGTGCTTCGTCAAGGACGGCCATACCCTGGGCGTCATCCGCGATGAGCGGCCCGACTGGTTCGAACCCCTGGCCGGATCCGTCCTCAAGGGTGGCCACGACTGGCGCAATGGGCCGGTGCCGATCAGCCCCATGGACAAGATCGTCCCGGCCACCCTGGAGGACTTCGACTTCTTCCGGGTGGATCCCAGAGGTCATCTGACAAAATAGGCGATATCCGCTATTGACACCCGGCGGGATTGGGTCGATATTACTCAAAGAAAGAAGGAGTTCTGAAATGTCTTCCGCCGTCGTTTCCCGCTTCCAGGTCGGCCTTCGCAGCAAGAAGGGCGAGCCGGTCATGGGCCGCGTGTGGCTCAAATCCGGGGCCGCTTACGAGTGGCTCCAGGTCTGGGGCCAGCCCGGATCCGCCGAGGCCGAAAAGTCCATCATCTGGGTCTGCCATCCCAGGTTCCAGGGGCGCAAGGTTCACGCGCCCGCCGTCGCCCAGGCCATCATGGCCGAGATCAAGAAGGAGGCCTGACATGCCCAAGTACGAAGTCATCGAGAGCCGCCACTGGTTCCACGAGGCCACCGGTCGGACCGCTTCGGTCTACGGTGCAATGCCTCCGGGCGGCGTGGCCGCTGGCTGGAAGATCGTCCAGCGCGGCTGGACCGTCTTCAACCCCTTGACCTCCCAGGTCGGCGTCGGTCGCCAGCCCTGGGCCACCCGCGAGGAGGCCGAGGCCTTCGCCGCCAAGTTCACCCCCTCTCGCATCAGCATCGGAGCCTGACCATGGGCATCATCGCCAGCATCTATACCCACCCGCTCTACAAGGGCTGCTCCATGAACGGGATCTCGGAGCGCTGCACCGAGGTCACCGTCGTCAACGCCGAGGGGCCGTTTGAGCCCACGAAACAGCGTCCGGCTGTCCTCCTGGAGAGCCATGTCCCCGGAATCGTCCGGGCCGTCCCCTGCTCGCGGGAGGGCGTCAAGGATCCTGGCATCTGGTGGATGAACGGCGGGGCGTTCGTTTCGTCCAGTGACAGCCGGTTCTCCAGGGCCGCCGAAAAACTGGTCGGCGGTCGCTTCTACGGGGCCGTCGCCCTCCACGACCGCAACGAGGGCCAGTGACCATGGCCCGCCGCAAGACAGAATGGACGCCGGTCCTGGTTCGCCTCCGACCGGCCACCCTGGCCGCCCTGGACGCCTGGGGAGGCGCTTCAACCCGCGTGGACAAGATCCACCGGCTCATCGCCTCCGGTCTTGAACTGGAGGCCCAAAGGGAGCAATGTCGATCCCCAGACGAGAAAGGGGACTCAGATGACCGAGGAGAAGACAACTCCCCTGGCCGGGATCAACCCTGACCTTCTGGATGGTCAGGATTGCCGCCCGGACTTCGATCAGGTCAAGCTCCCGGACAAGATCCCGGACTTCCTGAAGAAGACCCAGGAACCGAAGAAGGAGGGGGAGGCTTAGGCCTCCCCTTCTGATTCCGAGATCAGCCTGGGCGGACGCCCGAAGGGAACGTCGTTGTCACGGAAGGACCATTTGTCCGCCAGCTTGCGGACCTCGTCGAAGGCCTTCTCGTTTTCGGTGTTGCTCAACACGATCTCCGGCGGGACAAGGCGACCGGTCGGCCCCAGGTAGCGACCCACGGCCCGCTTGGCCGCTTGTTCGCGGGGCAGGTGCATGTAGTGGCTCTCCACCTTGTAGCCCTTGTCCTTGAACCCGTTGACCAGCCTGACCGCCTTCTCCGGCGTCTTCATGGTCGCGTCGTGGACGAGGTTGAGACCGTTGTCCAAGGCAATCTTGGTGGCCATGTCGAACAGGTCGGACGACTCTTCGTGGACCTCACCCGCGTTCCAGCCCTCGTACTCGGGGAGCAACTGTTTGAAGTGGTCGGCGTCCAGGATCAGGTTCTTCTCGCCGTCGATCATGCCGGACTTCGTGAACCAGGACTTTCCGGATCCGCCACGCCCACCAAGGATCGTGAACGTCGGCTTCTGGCCTTCGGGCGGCTTGGCGTTCTTCAGCACCTGGGGCGAGATCAGGGGCGGGAAGTGCTTCTCCTCCATCTCGCCCGTGTCCTCGTTCATGACCTTGGTCGTGATGCCCTCGAACAGGATCTTGTTGTGCAGAGCTTGGCGGTCCGGGGTGTAGGATCCGTCCGGCCTCTTGAACCGCTTTTGGGTGTCGCCCTCCTCGTTGAGACGCTGGGCCAGCATCTCCACGGTCGAGTGCATCTTGGATTCGGTGTCCGGCGGGAACGCCTTGAACACATCCTTGGGCGTCACATGGGCATTGTCCGATGCCGCCGCGAACTTGGTGGCGTCGAACTTGGACGCCGGGATGTAGTCCTTGCCCCGCTCAGTGCCGCCCTTGACCTGCTTCCAGGGGACCTCATGCTCCTCGCCATTGGCGTCCCGGATCGTCGCCGTCTTGGCCGTGGAGGCCACGACCTCGCCGGAGATCTCCTTGCCATTGACCTGGGTCTTGACCTTCAGGCCCTCGTCGCGAGGATCCGAGACCTCTCGCTTCTCCTTGCCGCCGGACTTCTCCTGGGCCTTGGGCTTGGCCCCGCCGCCACCGGATCCGAACTGGCCATTCTCGGCCCTGGGGTGTTTGGCCTCGTCCCAGTCCTCGGCGTCGGCCCGGCGGATCCCGCGCTTGTGCTCCAGGTCGGAGAGTTTCCGGCTCATGGCGTCGGCCATGGCCAGGACCACGTCCAGGTCCAGTTTCACCCTGGGCGGACGGGCAGGGACACGAAGACCCCGACTCCGCTCAAGCCGCGTCATTCTGCGTTCCATGGAATCGCAGACAGCCAGAATGGAATCGAGGTCAACGGTCATCGGCTCAGTCCGTTACTGGGGTTGAGCCGGAGCGGGTTGGGCCGGGGCTTGCGCCAGGGCGGCGGTGAGCTTCTGGTCCAGGTCCGTGATCGTCGCGCTGGCGGCGGCGATCTGGGTGTTGAGTGCAGCCTCGGCTTCGGAAACGGCGGCGGCCTGGGAGGCTGCGACGTTGGCCAGATAGGCCTCGGCTTGGGTGGCGGTCGCCGTGGCTGCGGCGACGGCGGCGTTTAGGTCATCAATGGCGGCCATGATAGTCTCCAGGTTGGCTTCGACGGCGAGGATTCGCCGTTCGAGGTCGATGGCCCAGTCGGGCCGATCATCGAATTCGCGTCTCGTCACGGTTGGCTCCTAGACGGCAAACGGACCAGACTATGCGCGCCTCGCGCCGAGTCGGCAAATGGCTTGGAGGGTTTCGGCTCTCCAGGCGGGGCCTCGGCCTCCGGCGGGGTGAAATTCTTCAGGGCGTCCATGTCCAGGACCAGGGGCGAATCGAACAGGTTCTTCAGGGCGTTGAAGTTGTCCTGTGCCCACTCGATCAGGACCGCCTTGTTTTCGGGGTCCATCTGGGGAAGCAGGACCTCCAGCATTCCCGTGATCGCCTCCAGGCGGACCTTGTCGATCTGGGCCTTCTCGCTCTCCGGCTCGTCCAGGAGCGACGGCCACTGGGGCTTGAAGCTGTTCGACCATTTGTAGAACGCGGCCTTGTACTCCACCTTCCCGTATTCCTTGGGGAACCGTTCCTGGATGGTCTTGTAGAATTCCTCGTTCCAGGCCCGGTGCCGGACGATCTTGTCGAAGAAGGCGTAGAGCGGCTCCATCCACTCGCGGATCCCGTTGATGAAGTCCGCGATGTGCTTGGCGTCCTCGGTGCCCTCCCCGAACCCCTCGGCAAAGGTCTCCGACAACAGGAGCTTGGCCGGGGTGCCGCTGGCCGTGGCGATGTTCTCGATGATGTTCTTACGCGCCAGTTGGTAGGGCGCGTCCATGTTCTTCAGGTCGAGGCTCTGGATCTCCTCTTCGGTGGAGATCGACAGGACGTTGCCCACCTGGGCGTCCTTCAGGAGGTCACGCTTCTGGCCCTGGAACAGGCTCATCATGTTGTCGATGGCCGAGGACTGCTGCTGCATCTTGGCCACGATCACGCCCGCCTTGGTGGCGATCATGTCGTCGGTGATCATGGTGCGGATGAAGCTCTTCAACTGGTAGAGCGCCCGCTGATAGATCGACCGGCCCACATAGCCGAAGGCCGAAGTGGTGTAGTCGATGTACATGGGCCGCTCGTTGAGGAGCGTGACGGTCCGGGACCGATTGTAGGCCTGACCCTGGACCGAGATCCCTTTGACCTTGAGGAAGTCCATGTTGTTGGGCTCCTGGCTGAGGACCAGGGATCCGGCGGTGTTGAGCGGGTCAAAGGCGTTGAACGAGATGTCGGCGTCCCAGAGCTTCTCGTAATCGACCGGCTGATCGGCCTCCAGGTCCTTGACCATCATGGCAATGCTGGCCACGCCGTAGACGCGGGCCAGGGACGCCACGTTGAGGATCTGGATGTCCGCGCCGATCTTGCGCCACTCCTCCTCGAAGGCCTCCACCAGGACATCCTCCGGCCCATCGGGGACGAGGATCTTGCGGGGCTTCGACTGGGCCATCTGGAGGGGGAAGTCCGCCAGCTTCGCGCCCATGGGATGGTAGGTGTAGAGCGCCTTGCAGATTTGGTAGCTGGCGTCGTCCCCCGGCTCGATGTCCGGGGCCATGAGGAGATCCTGGAGGCTACTGCCCAGGACCGATCCGTTGATGTTGACGTTGCTCATGTGGGCACGGCCTCATGGCGCTTGTGTTGCTCCGCGAGCGCCCGGCGCTTGGCCTCGATCTGGTGAATGGCCACACACGCGAACAGGACGGTGCCGCTGGAGGATCCCAGAAGGGCGCGCTTGATTCGGCTCATCAGAAGCCTCCCTTGTTGCCCAGGGACAGTGCAATCCCGTAGGTGTAACAGTCAAGCAAGTCGTCGGCCCGCTTGGCCGCGTCCTTGTCCCCCACCCGAAACGAGGTGACCTGGGAGACGAGGTGATTCCGTGTAGTTCCCTTATACATGAACACCTTGTCAAATGCTTGCCGCGCGATCTTGACCTCTCCCCGGTAGTGGTATCCGGAGACGCTGATCGCGCGCTCATCCTTGCCCAGGGCCGTGAGTTTCGAGTCGATGGCATGGGCCGGAAGACCCCGCC